TTATGATTGTTGATAAAGGATAGATCATCATTATCAACATCCAATCCACCACCCTGAGACGTTGGTGCCGCATTAAACTCAAGTTCCCTATATCTTCTAGCGGTAATGGGTTTTAGAATACATCCAGATCCATTACCACCACTTATTGTGGCTGATAATGTGTCATCAATATCAAAGTCTTGAGGATCTACTAGAACCTCTTTGATAGAACCCTGTACAACAACGTTCGCTAATGCTGTTGTTCCAACACCCGCAGAGATTTCTAAATTTGGTGGATTTATTACATCATAATCTTTACCAGAATTTAGTATCTTAATCTCTTCTAATGGACCATAGAATATTTTATCATTTGTTTTGTATGAAGTTATTTCTACACCATCAATCAATAATCCAATAGTATCAGATATAGTTTTTGTTCCAGAACTATACTTAATATCTGGATTTAATTTAAATTTCTTAAGTGATTTTTGTGGTCCAATTTGTAAACTATTTTGTTTAGATAATGTAAATCTATGCGACCCAGTTCCTTCTGGTAGTATATCAAACTCAATAAAATCGTCTGTTGGTATAAATGATCTTGATGTATAAAGTTTTATTTTATTTGCATCAGATAAAACGCGAACATAATATAATCCTTCGGTCAAACCTGGAATAGTTGTTATTTCGGGTGAGTAATAAACTTCATCACCAGTAATAAATGGTACACTAGTATTAAATGATATTACTGAATATTTTAAAGTTGCTGGATTATACTCTTGAATCCTGTCTCCATTTGCTTCTAAGATTGTCCTAGATAAAACTTCCGAATCGATGTTATATGAAGGCAGGGAATTTGATGCAACATACATGTATTCATCATCTTGATTATATACATTCTGAACATCAGATGTTAAAATATTATTACCGTATTGTAGTTCTGCACCAGTACTAGAAGCTTTTTTAATATTTCTTCTAATATCATATAATAAATTTGGATTATAATTAAAACCACTTAGATTATCTAAGAAAATCTCTTTAGTTACTTTATTAATATTTGCAATAATAGCATCAGCATAATCTACTATCTGAGTGTTTCTTCTGATAATTTCTATTGTATCGCCAACTTTTAGAGAAGATTTATCAATGTCTGAATATAATGAAAATGCGGAACCAGAAATATTTTTTACTTGATATCTTACAGAAGTATTGTATATCCAAGAGTTTGAGAATATTTCTTTCTTGGTTTTTCCTTCATCTGGATTTTTAATTATTTCACCAAGATTTTTTACATAAATTATTTCCCCTTCATCAGTAAAATTAATATCAGACACAGGAACAAATTTTGATAGAACTCCTGTTATTCTTAATTCTACTTTTTTTGTTGGATCCGATTCTTCAAAACCAATCATTACTTCATCAAATCTGATATCAGATGTTGATGGTATTTCGGTTTCAATCCCACTACAACCCAAGAACTGGTTAATTGTTCTGTCAGTATATGTAATTGTATTTCCTGCAGAAAATATGGTTCCAGAATTTGGAAATTCTATAGTAGAATCAACAGTAATTACTTGAGAACCAGGAGCAACGTTTCCAATGACTCTAGTTCTTCCAGGGACATTGAATGTTCCCTCAATAAGAGCATTTTCACTAAATCCAACAAATAATGATAATTTATAATATGTTAAATTATTATTAGTTAAAATTTCTACTTCAGATACAGAAGCTTTAGTTTCTGGGTCTGTTGATTTACTTATTGTTTGTCCAACCAATTTAAGAGGATCGCCAGAAATTCTTTCTGCAATAATAATTTCTCTTCTAATATATTCAGATGCTGATGGTTTTATTAGATATTCTTCTAAATCAATAACTCTTGGTGTTACTCCATATAATACATTAAAAAGTATTCTAAAAGATTCTTCCGTTCCTTTAGTCGCATAAAATGTATGTGCCTCTTTTATAAAATTACTCACATCGAGTTCAGGGACAAAATCTAAATCTTCTAGTCCCGGAGTTAAACTATATTTTACTTTTTTATAAAATTCTTTTAGAAAAAGTGAACTTAGGTTTACAACTTTAGAACCAGCAGTATGAGAATCTGCTTGTGATGTTGTAAATACTAACTCACCTTTTTGCATTTCGGAATGATATGTGGTTATGCCACTGAATCCACGAACACAACCTATAAAAGTATTTCCTTCAATTTCAGAATATGTAATGATTTCATCATCAATTCTTAACAATCCCCAATTTTTTGGAAATCCTTTTGTATTCTCAATTTCAATAACGTTTGAAGAGTCTGTAATATTGTTCTGGAGGATTGATTCTCCGGCAATTACCTCTGGTGTTAAATTATCAAGTTTCAAATACTGATCAAGATTCTCTACAATATCAACAGATCCACCTGGATATTCTTGAGAAATATAATATTGTTTTAAAAATTCTGCTGCTTTTGGAGATTCTGAAAGAATGAATTCTGGAAGTTGATTTTCTAGAACTTGATGTATTTTTACTCTAGTCTCAAAACCCGTTTTTATCATTTTATACCCTCTTTAGTTCTCCATTTGAATAACTTGACGTAACCTTAAATCCAACACCAGATATCTGTTCTCCAGATGTAATAGTATCTTTAACCATATTTATGTTACTATTTTGAACATTAAAGCTTAGATATAGATCTTTTAGACCGATAACATCGTTAGATTCTGGGTATGCCTGAATCTCTACAATATTGTTATCTATAGTTGTTCCTGATATGTTTAGAGTGGTTAAATTGATTTCACCTTTAATATAATCAACCATTCCCTGACAATAGAAATAATACCTTTTCCACTACCATCAAGATTTCCATTAACATCTTTATTTGGCACATCTGTAAAAAATACTTCACTATTATCACCAATCAAAGTGAATCCGGTACTTTTAATATTATATCCTTTGGGATTTATATGGAATTGATTGCCAAAGCAGAGTTCATATTGTGCATACTGATTTATAGATGCTTTTAAATTTCTTCTAATTACTACTCTTGTTATGTTCGATGTAATTGATTCCTCAACACCATCAATAAGTTTTACAACCTTACTATATCTAAATCTACCTCCAAATTTATTAACATCGGTTGATTGGGAGTATGTATTCAATAAACTATAAATTTTTGTTTTTAAATCTTGTAAATTTGTTACTTTTGTTGGATTATAATAAACATAACTTTCAATCTCAACAAACAGTACTTGAAGATCTATAATTTTTTGATTTATTCCAGAAAGACTATATCCTTTTAATTTTGAAAGAATTTGTCTTTTATCGAAGTCGGAAATATAATCTCCATTTTTTGGTTTGATACTTATAATAACATTTCCATATTCTGGGGGATCTAATTCTTCCCCTCCAACTATAGAAACGGATTCTGTATTTGGATATATTTCTCTTATTAATGCTTCATAATCACGAGTTGTAACCGCCCGATAATTTGATGCATATAACCTTGGGGCAAAATACTTGATGGAATCTATGCTTTCAATTTCTGCACCATTGATTGCTGGTTGAGAAGTTGTTATATTAATATCATTCGTTGGTGTTACGATTTGTCCTTCAGAGTCAGAGAACCTACCAGAAAAATCAAAATTCCTTGCACCATTTCCATCAATTCCATCTGTTATAATATAAGAAGCATTAATGATTGAATTATTTTCTAACTTTCTTCCAAAGATACCATCACCAAATAATAATTGATATTTTTCATCCTTAATTTCCTGAATTAGATAAGTCTCTGATCCAGAATTTACATTTAAAATATTATCTATTAAAGAGTATTCTCTACCTCTCCCAATATCTGATACTCCCTTTACGTAAACCACTAGAGTTGAAGTATCAATATATGAATTATTTAAAATAAATTTTTGATCCAAAGACCCATCAACAATAAATTGATTGGATAAAAATGTACCTTGATATATTGTTATGTTCGCAAAAGTTGCAACTCCATTAGTAACCAAAGTTGTTACAGATTCTGGTATGGAGAAGGTATAGATTGTGTCCTCTACAGCACCAACACACACTAGACCCGCCTCTAAGGTCAGTGTTGGTGAAGTTGTTGTAGTTTGTACCTGAAAAGAAATGGATGCCTTAGAGCACGTTCTGGAGCGTGGTACATAACCTACATTCCTTGCTAGTGCAACTACATTTTCTCTTAATGTCGCAGAGTCTAAAAAAGCCTCATTGACGATCATATTAGAATTGAACGCTGTAATATATGTGTTATATGCTAGCGTATCGATCAATACAGAAAAGTTTGAACCATCAAAGTCAAAATCAGTAAAATTTGAATTCGCTCTAATATAATCTTTAATGGATTGCTTTATCTGCTCATAATCCAGGTTTGTAAATTGTGTAAAAGGCATTTTTACCTGGTGTTTTGTAAGATGAAGTTAAATTCCTGAGTAGGAAAATCTTGTCCTTTAATATCATATTGTATTGCGATTTCAAAACTATTTTCGTCAACGACTGGATCTACAAACACTTCAATGTTTTCAATTCTTGGTTCAAATGCTTCTAGTGAATCCCTTATTTCTCTTTCAATTAAAAGAGAGGACCCAATATCCACAAAGTCAAAAAGAAACTGATTTACTCTTGAACCAAATGCTGGATTGAAAAACTTCTCCTCAGGCATTGTTTGAATTATATTTCTCACAGAACGTCTTATTGCAGACTCATTTTTTAAAATTTGCAGATCCTTTGTGACAGGATGAGGCTCAAAGGACAAGTTAATATCCTTAAATTCTCTTGATATCCTCTTTACTGCCATTTTGGACTTAGAATTTTCTTCATTTATTTATGGTCATTCCCATGGATGTCCGTATGATGGTTCGGTTCCGTACTCCCAATCATCATAGTCTTCATCATTTCTGATTTTTTCGTGCAAATCAGTCTGTTTTTTGAGATCATGAGACTGCTCATAGTCCATAATCTCTTGAATAAACTCTCTTTTTTCCTTATATACGTCAATTTGTCTCATGGAACCATAGTCAGTTGCTAATCTATTGGTTCCCCACATCTCTCTCATGTAGCTTTCGTTTCTATCTACTGGTGAATTCGACATGTTTGCTCCTGTTTTAATGAATAAAACAGAACTTTTATGAAGGAGGTTGCTATCTCCTTAATTATTTACTTATCGATCGATTTCTCTGAGTTTATAATTGTCGGAATTAAGGTATTTTAACAGTTCTAGAGCGATCATACGTGGATTTCCCTCTCCACAAGTGTATACATCGATCGCCAGACACCCATTTTCTGGCCAAGTGTGGCACGAAACATGACTTTCTGAGAGTGCAATCACAACAGTGCACCCTTGAGGAATGAAACAATGAGAAAAAACATTCAAAATTGTCATTTTGGCACGCTCAATGCCCTTGATCATGACATTTTGAAGAGATTCGATGTTGTTAATCAAATCATACTCAACATCATACACCTCAAGAAGGAGGTGCTTACCCATAGAAAGGTTTTCCAACTCAGTTTTCATTCAAAAAACTATT